TATGTAAAAGACACAGCTACTACGCAAATTATATTCGCGCCTTCTGTTTTAAGATTGCATACAGGACAAGATAAATACCATAGTGAAATTTATAAGCTATCAAACAATAATACAAATGAAGACCCGATGGATAGCGTTATTCGTATCTTAATAGCTAAGAAAATTACAGGCGTTTCAAGTTGGCATATTAAAAGTGGAAGCGGTGGCACAGGTAGTAATTTAGCAACCTTAACTACATACGGATATGCAGGACACTTAGACGATCCAACAAACCCAACTATTGATATAAATTTTGGAGTGCCAAAAGAGTTACAATTTCCGGCAACAACTTACCCAACAGATAATTTATTTAATACATATCATTTGCCATACATATTAGAGATTACAGATATTGAAAGCAAGCTATTGTCTTGCAAAATGTATCTTAATACTTTAGATATTTACAATCTGGATTTTAGCAAATATATATGGATCAATGGGGTATTATTTAGGCTCAATAAAGTTGATGCTTATAATCCAATGGCATATCAAACGACACAGGTTAATTTATTAAAAGTAATAAACACGAATTAATGGCAGAAGAAATAATTGGTATAAAGATAGTAGTAAATGGTCAAGAGAAAGTCTTGACTTCAATGGCTGAAATTAAAAAAGAATTAAAAGAAGCAAACTTTGATGTAATAAGATTTACTGAGCAATTTGGTGCAACTTCAAAAGAAGTTGCTGAAGCATCTAAAAGAGTAGCATTTTTAAAAGATGCTATTGGTGATGCGAAGGCAATGACTGACGCATTCAATCCTGATGCTAAATTTAAAGCAGTTGCGTCTTCTTTAGCAGGTGTAGCAGGTGGATTTAGTGCAGTTCAGGGAGTAATGGCATTGTTTGGTAAAGAAAATAAAAACGTAGAAGCCGCATTACTAAAAGTAAATGCGGCTATGGCATTGTCGCAAGGTTTACAAGCAGTCGGTGAGAGCGTTGATTCATTCAGACAATTAGGTGCTGTAATTAAAAACACTTCAACTTTTCAAGCAGCTTATAATTTTATAATTGGTCAAAAAGTTGCAATCGAAGAAGTAGATACCACTACAATGGCTGCGCAAACAGCAGCAACAAAAGCGCAAGCAGTTGCTACTAATACGGCAACAGTAGCAACAACAGGATCAACAACTGCAATGAAATTATTTAGAGCAGCATTAGTAGCAACGGGTGTTGGTGCGCTTGTTATTGGTTTAATTGCGGTTGTCAATAATTTTGATAAAATAAGTAATTGGATTGCAAAAAGTCCTTTAGCTTCTTTAGCAAAAGGTGTTAGCAATTTAGTTACCTCATTTACAGATTTTGTTGGAATTACAAGTGAAGCAGAAAGAAATTTAGAAAAATTATCAGGTGCTAATAAAAGAGCAAATGAAGATATTGAAAATAGAATTAAAGTATTAAAAGCGCAAGGAGGTTCTGAAAAAGAAATTTATGAGTTAAGTAAACAAAGGATTCAAAATGAACTTAATGATATAAGAAATGCGGCTAAAGTTAAAGGAGAAATATCAACAGAAGATCAAAAGAAAATGCGCGATTTAAAAACTGAGGAATTAGTTTTAACCGCTGGTTTTAATAAAAAAATTCAAGAAGATACTACAAAGGCAAATAAAGAGAAAAAAGATGCACAAGATAAACACAATGTTGAAGTAAAAAAAATAAATGATGAGGCTAATAAAAAATTAGAAGAAGATACTAAAGCAGCAAATAAAACTTTATTAGATTTACAAAATGACAAAAAATTAGCAGAAATTACTTCAGAAGATGAAAAAGCTAAAGCTAAATTAAAAATTGATGCAGATGCTAAATTAGAAGAAATAGATAAATTAACTATTCACGACGATTTAAAAAAGAAACTAAGAGATGCGGCAAATGCAGCGTATGAAGCAGAGAGAGCTGAATTAGATAAAAAACAAGTTGCAGAAAAAGCTAAAAAGGATGAAGAAGAAGCAAAGGTACAGACAGAATTTCAAACTAAAATAGCTGATATTAAAATTGCTGCAATCAAAAATGATGACGAAAGAGATGAAGCAACAAGATTAGCAAAATTAAAAAAACAATTAACTGACTTAGATGCAGATAAAGAGTTTATAAAATTATCAGAAGATGAAAAAGCAGTAGTAAAAAAAGATTTAATTACCGCATCAGAATTAGAAGCATATAAAGCTAAAAATGAAATTGTAAAAAAAGGTTTACAAGATGAATTAGATATATTACAAGCGCAACAAAAAGGCATAGAAGCAAATAGTGAAGCATATTTTAATAATGTAAAAGAAATTGAAAGAGTTTCTTATGAATTAAAAATTGCAGCAGCAAAAGGTAATGCAAAAGAAATTGAAAAAATTAATAAGGAACATTCTATTAATAATATTGCTATTGAAAAAGCTGAAAAAGAAGCAAAAAAAGCAATACTACTTGAGAGATTTAAAGCAGTTGAAAACTTTGGTAAAGATTTACAAGTATTAGCAGGTAAAAATAAAGACTTAGCTATTGCAGGAGTTATAATTGAAAAGGCAGCAGCTATTGGACAAGTAGTTGTGAACACGGTTGCAGCAACTTCAAAGGCTGTTGCAGCTTCACCTTTAACATTAGGTTTGCCGTGGTCGGCTTTAATTATTGCAGGTGGTATTGCACAAACTGCATTAATTGTAAAGTCAGGAATTGAACAAATAAAACAAATAAAAGCTGCGGGTGCATCAATACCAAGTACAGGTTCAATAGGTGATGGTGGTGGATCACCAGACTTAGGTAGCGCAGGTGGAGGTGGTGGCGCATTACCAGACACAGGTGGGGGTAGCGCACCTGATACCGGTGGCGACGGGGGTGGTAGTCGTAGAGCGCCAAGTGGAGGCGGTGGTGGCGGTTCTGTTCGTGCTTATGTAATACAAACAGATATTAATAATGCTCAACAAAGAGAACAAGAGATACAAAATAGAGCAAGGTTTCAGTAAACGATAAATATAAACAAAAAAACTATTTAGATTATGAATAAAGAATTACCAATATATATGTTGGATATTACAGAGGATATTAATGACGATTCACAAGTTGATTTTATTTCCTTAGTTGATAGTCCTGCAATTCAAAAGAATTGGAACGCATTTAATAAAACTCAAAAATTTGAAGTTACAAATGAAGATCGTCGTATTATTTCGGGCGCTATTATGTTGGCTGACACGCCAATTTTTAGGAGTGATGCTACTTATGGCGACTACTATGTGGCTTTTAGTCGTGATACTATTCTTAAAATTGTACAAAAGTTTTTCAAAAAAGGCTTCCAAAGTAATGTGAATTTAATGCATAATTCAAATGCAGCCTTTGAAGGGGTTACATTATTTGAGAGTTTTATTTCAGACCCTTCGCGTGGCATTATGCCAATGAAAGGGTTTGAGGATGCACCAGAGGGAAGTTGGTTTGGTAGTATGATTGTAGATAATGAGGACGCTTGGTCTAAAGTAAAGAATGGCGAGATTATGGGCTTTAGCGTAGAGGGTTTATTTAACTACAAACCTAAAGAAGTTAACAAGGTTGCATCAATGGTTGATGCTATCAAAAAAATATTATCACAAGTTAAGTGATAAACTTTTCATTTTTTCACTATATAATAAAAAAAGTATGAACGCACAGGAAGCAATTTTAAAAATTAAGGCATTGTTTGAGGACAACGCTGCGCCTGTTAAAGAAGTAGAAGCTGAAGAAACTAAGGTTGAAGAAACTAAGGTTGAGATGGCTGAATATTCTTTGATGGACGGAACTAAAGTTGAAATTTCAGCATTAGAGGTTGGCGGTTCTGTTAATTTAGCAGACGGATCAGTAGCACCGGCAGGCGACCACGAATTGATGGACGGAACAGAAATTACTTTAGACGAGAATGGCAAAATTATTGCTATTGAAACTAAGGTTGAAGAAGTATCACCAGAAGCAGAGGTTGAGGCAGGCAAAGATTATGAAGACAAAAAGATGCAAGATATGGCTGAACAATTCAATGCAAGTATTGCAGAATTAGTTGAAGCTAAAAGAGTATCAGACGAGAAAGTTTTAGAATTAGAAAATAAGGTTAAGCAAGGATTTGCACAAGTAGCTGAATTAATTGAAGCACTTTCAAATACACCTTCAGCCGACCCAATTCAAAGACCTAATAGCTTTAATTCATTTATTAATACAAATGATATTAAAAGCCAAAGATTAGATAAATATAGACAAGCAATTTTAAACATTAAAAATTAATAACAATGGCATTTGACGTATCAGCATTAGCCGCATACACAGAGCAAAACGAAGCCTTATTGGTAACGGATTCTGTATTAGGCGCAAAGACTGCATCTTTAATTAAGAGCGCAGGCAACGTTATGGTAGGCGTAAAGTCTTCTGAAACGATTAACATTATGGACACAGACGCAATATTTCAAGCGGGCGGAAGCTGCGGATTTACTGCATCAGGTTCAACAACTTTTACTCAAAGAACAGTAACAGTTGGAAAAATTAAAGTAAACGAAGCACTTTGTCCTAAAGACTTAGAAGCTAAGTATTTACAAAAAGCATTACCAACAGGATCAATTTATGATTCTATTCCTTTTGAGCAAGCGTTTGCTGAGAAAAAAGCAAAGACTATTGCTTCACAATTAGAGACTGCGTTATGGCAGGGCGATACAGATAGTGGCAACGCTAATCTTTCAAAATTTGACGGACTTGTTAAATTAATCGGTGCTGCAACAGGACCGGTAGCTGCAAACTCTGCAACTTATATTGCAACTGCGCCTATTAGTGCTGCAACAGGTATTGTAGCTTCAAACGTAGTAAGCATTTTTGATGGTGTTTACAAAGCTATTGATGCTAAAGTTGTAGCTTATGATGATATGACTATTTTCTGCGGAATGGATACTTTTAGAACTTACACTATTGCATTGAAGAATGCTAATATGTTTAACTATTCTTTTGATGGTAAGTCTGATAGCGAATTTGTATTACCAGGAACTCCTATTAAAGTTATTGCTTTACAAGGTTTAAACGGAACAAATAAAATTTATGCTTCAAGATTAAGCAACTTGTTCTTAGGAACAGATTTGTTGAACGAAGAAGAAAAGTTTGAAATTTTCTATGCAAAAGAAGCTGACCAAGTTAGATTTGTAAGTGAATTCAAAATGGGTGTAAACTTTGCATTTCCAGACGAGATCGTTAAGTTTATCTTATCATAATTATTCGGGGGTGTAAAATACCCCCATTTTTTAAAATATTAAATTAAATAACAATGGCGTGTGCATTAACACAAGGATATACTTTAGATTGTCGCGATAGTTTAGGCGGAATCGTAGAAGTATATTTCACAGAAGCGGCAAACGTATCTGCAACAACTGAAGCAAGTGGTGTAATTACTGCTTTGACTAAGGCGACAGGAAAACGTTTTTGGAAGTATGCTTTAGTTAAAGATACTTCAATGTTCAATCAAACTATGACTGCTTCTGTTGCAAACGGAACAGTTGTTTATGGTCAAGAACTACAAATAATTTTAAACAAATTACAAACCAATACAAGAAATGAATTACTTTTGTTAGCGCAAAATAGTTTAGTGGCAGTTGCAAAAGATAGCAACGGCATTTATTGGTATTTAGGAAAAACTCGTGGTATTGATATGACTGCAAATGCAGCATCTACCGGTACTGCGCAAGCTGATAGAAGTGGTTTCACTTTAACTTTTACAGGTTCTGAGCCTTGCATTAGCACCAAGCGTTGCACAAGCAGTTTATTCTGTTCTGGAAACAGCAGGCGCATAGGTTTTCATAGGTTTATAGGTTTGCCGCCGTTCGTTAATTCGTTCGGCGGTTTTTTTATGGATCATATATGAGCCTATTATCAATCAATTACGGCTCAAAGTTGTTTAATAAGGCAACTTTTATGATTGATAAAGTTTGCTAATAGAGAACTTGTTACCGAATTGGTAACATAGTTAGGGTGCAATATGTAAAATATTGTAACAGAATTAGGGTATATATGTTACTGATTTATATAGACTTGTAACAAAATTTGTTAATTGTTGGTAGTCATACTACGCAAGTGTTCACATTTTTAAACCTTTCACGGATTCGTGAACATAATAAAAAGTTGTTATACCTAAATTATAATAAGTTGCATGAATTTTACTAATATTTCATGCATATAATTGTATGATTCATACACTTATTCATACGATAATGTGTCATTAAAGTAACATATAGGTATTGTTATGTTACTTTTAAGGGACAAAGTAAAGTTATAACTTGACTGATGTTATAACGCGGTAAAGCTAAAACTTTACATATTAGGTTATTTATCCCCTATCTGCAACAAATTCAAATTTCTGCTATTTAGTAATATGATGAGGTTAACGAAAGGGCAGACGCAAAATATTATTTTAACATTGACCGAAAAGGAGTTATTAACTAACCCTAATTATTTGTTCGTTTTTACTAATAGAAGCGCCAATACTGAGGTTAAATTTGTTAAGCTAAATAATACAGACATAAGTTTGTACAAGGATAGGTACAATGAATTTAGTATTGTTACAGATACTAACTTTGCATCTTCTTTGAATGGTCAATACGACTATGAAATATATGAGCAAGCAAGCCCAACCAATACAAATCCTGTGGGTTTAAATATGCTTGAATCAGGCATAATGGAACTTATCGGAACGGCTATGTCGTTTACTGAATATTCAACAACAGACACTTATAAAATAAGACAATAATGGATTTAAGAGTATTAACATTTGCGGAAGCTAAGCAGCCTGAATTTAAAGAAAAGAAGGGCGAGGGCTATATTCAGTATGGCGACCGAAATGACTATCCAAATTATTTGGTTGACCTATTCAACAAGTCAGCTAAACATAATGCGATTGTAAAAAGCAAGGTTCACTATATTAGCGCAAATGGTTGGAAGGGAAGTCCAGAGGCAGAGGCATTTATTCAAAAGGTTAACAGAATGGAAAGTCTTAATGACTTAACCCGCAAAGTTTCTTTAGATGCTGAATTATTTGGTGGATATTATTTAGAAATTATATGGTCAGTAACTAAGCAATTATCTGAAGTATGGCATTGCGATTATACTAAGATTAGAACTAATAAAGACAATACTCAATTTTGGTATAAGGAAAAATGGGATGACAGAAATGAAAAAGCTATGGTATATCCTGCTTTTAATGCAAATAATCCCGTAGGCAAACAAATACTTTATATTAAAGAATATCGCCCTAATATGGGTTTTTATTCATTGCCAGGATACTTTGGTGCGCTTAATTATATTGAATCAGATATTGAGATTTCTAAGCACGTCTTAGGTAATGCGCAAACAGGATTTAGCGCAAGCAAATTAATTACCCTGCCAAATGGTGAACCTTCAGATGAAGAAAAACGTAATATTGAAAAGCGTTTTACAAGTAGGTTTAGCGGATCAGATGGCAAGAAGTTTATTTTAGCTTTCGTTAATGATAGTGCAAGGAAGCCAATAGTTGACGATCTGGGAACTTCTGATATTACAAAAGAGGACTTCGGGCGTGTGGATTCATTGATCCAGACTAATATATTTTCAGGGCATCAAATTACTACGCCGTCAATCTTTGGTATTGCAGAGGCAGGCAAATTAGGTAGCCGTTCTGAGATGAGGGATGGTTACGAGATATTTAAAAACACCTATGTAAATAGCAAACAAATGCATCTTGAAAGTGTGTTTAATATGTTAGCTAAATATAAAGGGATTGCGGAACCTGAATTACTTATAATTCCAACCGAGCCTATTGGCTTTGAGTTTACTGAAAACATACTTAAAGAAATAGCGCCAAAAGAATGGTTACTTGAAAAAGCAGGAATTGATATTAGTAAATACCAACCCGTTGCCCAACAAGCGCAGTTTTCAGACGAATTTAGCGTGTTTTTTGAGTTTGGCGACGCAAAGGATAGCTTTAATGTTTGGAGGTCAAGAACGCGCTTTAATGACGATTCAGAATACCAAATGTTTGCAGAGGTAAACCAATTACAGGCGAATGTGCTTGATTTGATGTCTAAGGATAAAAGAATAACGCCAGAAGTATTGGCGACAACCCTTGAACAAAGCGTAGATACTATTAATCAAGTAATTAAAACATTAATATCAAACGGGTATATTCAAGCAAATGAATATGTTATTGGCGAAGGTATTGATAGCAATACAATTATTGAGCATACATTAACAGAGCCATTAAACGATATATTAACAAAAATTAAACCACAAACAAAAGAGTTACTAATTAGATATTCTTATGAGTGGAAAGAAGAATTTAATATACCTAATGCAAGTAAAACTACAACGCCATTAATTAAAAAAAGCAGACCTTTCTGTGAATATTTATTAAAGGCTGACAAAATGTATTCTCGTAGTGATATAGAAAGTATTTCAGCACGTTTAGGATATTCAGTTTGGGATAGAGCTGGCGGTTGGTGGAATGATGATGGCAAAATTTCAGCAAGTTGCAGACATAGATGGGTTTCAAATATAGTAACAAGAAAATAAAATGAGCAAAAACACATTATTCATATCAGTACAATCAATTAAAGATAGAACAGGGCTACACGCTAACGTAGAAGAAAAATTAGTATTGCCTGAAATTAAGACCGCGCAAGATATGTATATTTTGCCCGCTTTAGGTTCGGCATTGTACAATGAATTACAAACGGCAGTAGATGCAAATACATATACGCAATTACAAACAACTTTATTAGACGACTACATTGTAGATTGTTTAATTTATTTTGTTATGTCAGAGCTTCCACAAGGTTTATCATATCAGTTTTACAATAAGGGTTTAATAAGAAAGACAGGCGAGAATCAGGAAAGCCCTTCAATGCAAGATATGATTGACGTGGCAAATAGATACAGAGCAAGAGCAGAATTTTATAAACAAAGATTAATAAAGTATCTGAAACAAAACAATGCTTCTTATCCTAATTACTTAAACTTTGGTAGCGGCATTGATTCAATCAAACCTGACAATGAGGGTTACACAGTTTCAATGTATTTAGGGGATGCTTGTTGCAATGACGATTATGAGGGTAAGAATAAAAAAACTTTTGAAGAAAGGTATCAGGGAAATATTGGTTGCTGCTAATATATGAGTAAACAAGTAACAATAAAAAACCAAACTAAACTAAAAGTTTATTTGGAAAAAGCAAAAAAGAATGACACTAAATCAAATAGTGAAAGAATTAACAAAGATAGGCAACGACCACGAGCAAATTAATTACGTCTATTTTGGTGATGTCTGGGAACGTTTAAGCAATGGCGAGGTAACATATCCTGCTATGTTTTTTACGTTAACAGGTGCAAATTATGGCGCTAAGGAAATAGCTTTCTCATTTAGCCTTTACTTTATGGATCGTATGCTTATGGAAGAAACAAACGAAACGGAAGTTTTATCAGATATGACACAGGTTGCGGGTGATGTAGTAGCGCAGTTAAGATACCCAGAGGATTATTCTATTGTAACTTGGACTTTAAGTCAAAACTTACCCGTTACATTTTATACAGAAAGTGATCCTGATTTATTAGCAGGGGTAAAATTAGATGCAACATTAACCGTGCCATTTATTAACAATAGGTGTCAAGTACCTTCAAATTATCAATTTTAATGGAATCAAAAAAAATTAATCAATTAGCGACAGAACTTGCGCCAGATTTATCAGATTTAACAATTATAGGCGACCCAACAACAGGTATAAGTAAAAAAATTACGCTATCACAAATGGCGTCTTTATTTACGGGTACAGTTGAAGAATACGCAAACTTTGCGGCATTCCCTTTGGTTGGTGTTGCTGATACAATTTATATTGCATTAGATACAAACATTTTGTATCGTTGGAATACAGGGACAAGCGCATACGTAGAATTGTCACCAAATATTGTATCTTCTTTGGTGTTTAACGACGCGAATGGATTTGACGGAACTATTAATTTAGTTGGTTCAGTTGCGACCTTAACAATTACGACTGCATTAACAACCGGTTCAGTTGGTTTTATAGGTGCTTCAGGTGCTTTATTACAAGACAACGCAAACTTCTTTTGGGACGATACAAATAACAGATTAGGTTTAGGTACAAATGCGCCAACAACTGCATTGGACGCTTTTGGTTCAGGAATTATTGGACGTTTAAACGGTACTTCAACAAACAATGCTTATTTAGGTTTTGCAAGTGCGGGTACAAACAAATGGTCAGTTGGCAACGTTCAGTCAGACCATAGATTTAGAATATTTAGTGAAGCAAATAGTGCTGAATTAATTACGATTTTACAAACAGGCGAATTTGGTATTGGTATTGCAAACCCTACGACAAAACTTCATATTGACGGCGGTGCTTCAGCTTTAATTGCAAATTTAGACGCAAATGTTTCTGTTGCAAAAAGTGTATCATTCCGTTCAGATAATAGTAACAGATTTAACATTGAAGTTTCAGGTACAGAATCAGGTTCAAATGCAGGCGCGGATTTATTTATTAGACGATATTCAGACGCGGGTTCTTTAATTGATACCCCTTTGACAATTACACGTTCAACAGGTAATGCAACTTTTAGTGGTATTTTAATTACGCCGCAAGTAAAAGCTGCAACAAGTGCAGGATTAAGTATCAATGCAAATAGTGGAACACAGGTGGCAGATTTTGGTGCAGGTGGTAGTGCTAATATTACTTTCTTTGGAGGATTAAGTGGTACAAGTGCTACATTTAGTGGTGCTTTATCATCAAACTCATTGACTCTTACAAATGCTTTATCAGTTGCAAATGGTGGTACAGGTGCAAGTTCTTTTACTTCGGGTTCAATATTATTTAGCAATGGTACATTAATTGCGCAAGACAATTCAAACTTATTTTTTGACGACACTAATAATAGATTGGGAATTGGTACAAGTTCGCCCGGTCTTAATCTATCAGTACAAGGATTGTTTGGATTGCCTAACACAACAGGCACACAAACTGTCGGAATATTTAGAGTTCAAGATTCTTCAAGTAACATCGCCCTTGATATGGGCGTAGTTGAAAATGTTGCTACTTGGATACAATCAGGAAACAAAGCAAATTCAGCAGTTCTTCCGCTTATATTGAATCCAAATGGGGGAAATATAGGCATAAATACAACAAGCCCTGCTGATTTATTAGAAGTAAAAGGCGGCTTTATAAGATTATCTGCAACATCAGGTAATGGGCCACAATTTAATTTATATTCAAATGGTCAAACAAGCAATCACGTTAGTTTAGCTCAAGGCTTTGCACTTGCAACTGATAATATTGGATACTTAATTAATAGAGCAAATGCTGATTTTGTTTTTGGTACTAACAATACCGAAAGATTACGTATAGCTTCAACAGGTGCAGCTACATTTTTAGGTAATGTAGGTATCACAGTTGCTGATACTCCACAACTTTTACTAACTCATTCTAATACAAGTAGAACATTTTTAATGGCAGTTGATGGTAGTAATGCTTTTTTTAGAGCAAATTCTACTAATAATATATTATTTCAAATAGCAGGGGGTACAACTGCTTTGACTATTACAAGTGCGGGTAGTGTGCAATTTTCAGTTCCTTACTCATCAGGGTATCATATTGACTCAACTCCTGCACAAATTGCAGTTGCTAATGGTGGTACAATAAATTTTTCTAATTTTTCAGGAATGGTAGTAATGAATAATCATACATCTGGGGGTGTTACTATATATTTAATGGGTGCCGGAATGACTACTGCTGTTGCAAGTAATGGTACACAAGTTGGAACTATGGCTTATAATGCAGGTATAAATGGATATACTTGGACAAACAATTCAGGTGGAACAAATATTTTTGGGGCTGCAATTATAAGAACAAGAATAACGGCATAAAATTATTATTATGAATTATACAAAAGAAAAATTACAAGATAAACATTATAAAGTAAATGTTATAATTAATGAAATAGAACATACTTTTCAATGTATTGTAGCAAATGATACGGAAGCGGATTTAGATGAAATTGTACAATGGAATATTGATAATTTAAATAAACCATTTGTAGAACCAAAACCAAGTTATGCAGATAAAAGAAAAGCTGAATACCCTCCAATAGAAGATTATTTAGATGGTATTGTTAAAAACAATACTGCACAAATTCAAGCGTATATAGATGCTTGTAAAGCAGTAAAAGCAAAATATCCAAAATAAACAAAACTTACAAGAACAAATGACAATATTTTTAACCATAGTATTTTTAGTTCACTTAATCAGTTGGGTTTTATACCAAAAGCATCAATTTAACGAACGCGACCTTTACGCAACTAATGCACAGGAAGCATACGAGCAAAATAAAAAGTGGCATTTTTGGAAGGGTATAAACCATTTATCAGTTTATGTTTTAGTTTGGTCGCTTTATGGTTTTTGGTCAATGTTTTTATTTGCGACTGCTTTTTGGTTTGGCTTTGACATTCTTTGCAATGTTATCGTTTTAAAAAGACCTGCGTTTTATGTAGGTGTAACGGCTGACACAGATAAATTTATTAGAAAGGTAGCTGAATTTATAAAAATAAAACCTGAATATACTTCGGCATTGATAAAAATACTAATTTTGACAATATTATTAATTTTAAAATAAACACTATGATTACTTTGAACGAACAACAATTAACAGAACTAAACCAATTTTGTCAGGAACTTCCAACAAAATACGGAGTGCCTTTATTACAATGGTTTAAGCAAATTCAAGACGAACAAGCGCCAAAAGAAGAAAAAAAAGACTAAATGACACCGCATAGCAATCAAGCCGACATAGGCACAGGAATAAGCGTTTTAAGCGCTATTGTAAGCATTTCAACAATTCAACCCGTAGTTACTTTATTTGCCGGTTTGATTGCAATTATATCTGGTGTGATGGCAATTCGCTATTACTATAACGCAACTAAAAAAGTAAAAGATGATTAAAAATTTTGTAATTGCAGTCTTATTGGTTGTAGTTATTTTATTTTTAATTACAAATCCAACTTATAAAAGTTCAGTTATTGTAAAGACAGATACGCTTTACCAACAAAAGACTTTTACTAAATACAAAAAGGGAAGTGATATATATTCGTATATCATTGAAACCGATTCTGTATTTATTCCTGTACACGATACGATAAAAATAGTATCTGATTATAGCCGTGTATATTCGTATTTAGATACGATTCGCTTAGATACGAATAATGTCGTATTTATCCAAGATACGATTACCCAGAACAGGATTATAGGTAGGGGATTCAGCGCTAATTTAAGCGAAAAGACCATAATACAAACAAGGACTATCACCCCAAAGCCTAAGAATGCCCTTTATTTAGGCGTATTAGCCGATTTAAGACAGGATAAGTCTTTGCAAGGGGTGGGCATAGGTTTAATGCTAAAGGTCAAGGATAAGGCTTTAATAGGGGTAGGATTCGATTCTAACAATTTTATCAGGACTTCTTTTTATTTTAAATTATGACACAAGAGGAAATATCAAACCAGATTGCAGCAGATAGAAGCAAAGGAGGATTAGTTGAAAAACTTGTTTTTGTTTTATTGCCAATTTGTGTTTCGGCTATTGGTTGGTTACTTACTCAAGTAAGCACTTTAAACAACCAGATAACTGTATTAAATAATAAAGTTGCAGTTGTAGTAAATGCAGAAAATAAAGCTATCCCACCACAAGGAACAACTATTGAAATGGAAGCTATTAGGTCAGCAGCAGCACAAAGCAGAGCAGATATGAAGATGGAAATAGTTGAAAGAATGACTAACATAAAAGAATCAGCAGCAACAGAAAGAGCAGAAATTAAACAAAGATTAGCAGTATTAGAATTTAAAAATAAAATTAAATAATGAAACAATTTTTTACAGAAGATAATGGTCGGTTTAGTATGAAACGTCTTTGCGGTCTTATGTGCGTAGTTGCCTTATGCGTTACTATGTATCATAATAGCTTTAGCGAATTATCAAAAGCACCAAGCGAGGCATTGGTTTACGCAGTTGCAAGTTTAGCATTTGGTTGTTTAGGATTGACAACGGCTGAAAAAATATTTAAAAAAGATTAAAATGAAATTATCAGAACATTTGGATTTATCCGAAGTAATTAGAAGCGAATCAGCGAAGCGCAACGGCATATCTAATATGCCAACAGAGGCGCATATTGCAAACTTTAAGCTATTAGCTGAAAAAGTTTTTGAGCCTATTAGATTAAATTTTCGTTGCCCTATTAATATTTCAAGCGCATACAGGTCTGTTGAATTGAATCGTGCGGTTAAGGGAAGCGCAACAAGTCAGCATTGCACAGGCGAAGCGATTGACGTGGATATGGATGGAACGCCACACGGGGTTACCAATAAAATGGTTTTTAATTTTATTAAAGATAATTTGGAATTTGACCAATTAATCTGGGAATTTGGCACGGATCAAAACCCTGATTGGGTTCACGTTTCCTACGAAAGTAGCGGTAAGCAAAGGAAACAAGTTTTGAAAGCATATAAAGAAGCAGGAAAAACAAAATACAAACCCTATTAATGACAAACAAAAACCTAAAAACCAAACGCCGCAGACTATTTTTTGACATAGAAACTTCACCGAATATCGGATTGTTCTGGGAAGCAGGCTATAAAAAAAATATAGATTACTCAAACATAATTCAAGAACGTGCAATTATTTGTATCTGTTATAAATGGGAAGATGAAAAAGAAGTTTATGCCCTTCAATGGGATGCTAAGCAAAACGATAAACGTATGCTTGAACAATTTATTGAGGTTGCAAATGTGGCTAATGAAATGGTCGGACATAATGGGGACAAATTTGACTTGGCTTGGATCAGGACAAGATGCTTATTTCACAATATATCTATGTTCCCAAAATATACAACGATTGATACCTTAAAAGTTGCCCGTCAAAAGTTTAGATTTAATTCTAATAGGTTGAATTACATAGCGGATTTTTTAGGATTAGGACAGAAGATTAAAACAGAATATAGCCTTTGGAAAAACATTCTTTTAAATAAGGATAAGGTGGCTATGGAAGCAATGATTAAGTATTGCAAAAAGGATGTAATATTACTTGAAAAGGTTTTTAAATTATTAAGCGCACATATTGAACCAAAGACACATTATGGCGTTATATTTGGTGAAGACAGGGGAACTTGTCCAGAATGCGGATCAGATGATTTAATAAAAAATAATAAAGTAGTAACTGCAACAGGGTTAACAAGGATTCAATATAAATGTAAAACCTGCAATCACTATCATTCAAAAACCGATAAATAATATGAAAATGCCTAAAGGATTTGGTAAGTGGTCTGCTCAAGAGCAAGAGATTTGGTTAGTAAATAAATTACAAGATTACTATGCAATACAAAACCAAATTTCAAGAATGTTAGCGTCAATTAGAGGTGGACAAAGATTGCAAATATCTGAAGTAGAAAGACCAGATGAAGCACTTTTAAAATTGTAAAAAATGGAAGAAGAAGTTAAACCTGATGCCGAACCTATTGAAGAATTAGAATGGGAAGATGCTGAAAGCACTACAAGAAGTGATTTAATTTCCTGTGCCTATTATGCTATTAATGCAGTTGATGAAATTGATCTTACTTTGATTTCAAAGATTGAAGCTAATAAAATAAAAAAAATTAGAAGGCAGTCGCTTGAAATTATTGCTGAAGTCATTAACGAATTGCACGCTGAAATGTTTGATGTTGAAGAAGATATATAAATAATTTTATATATATAAGGTATTGCCGCTTATAATAAGTGGCTTTTTTTTGCCTAAATAATTAATAAAGTGTACATAATATGGATAAAAGGTGTATATTTGTAATGCCGTAATAAAACCATACGGCATAAATACTATGAAAAGTTTTAAATTTATTGGGGAAGCCAAATATGGTAAACCCGAAGACATTTTTTATTACACTACCGAAGACGAACAATATATTCTGGATTCGGGTAGTCATACAAAAGAAATTGCCTATGAAAAGTTTTTGATTTTATCACAGGGCGGTTCTTTAAAGCCTACAAAAGAAATATTTGAAGAAATAATTTTTGAACCTGAAAATTAAAAAAATGAATACTCTTTACGAATTAGAAAAACTAAGAAACAATGTTAGCTATTTAGAATGGTTATTTGAGTTATCAACAGAAGCAAATGCGCGTCAAAGATTGCAAAGGTATAAAGAAGCTAAACAGGAATTAAAAGAGTTTAAAGCGAAATATTACCCGCATCTTTTACAGCAACCTAAATTTAATTTACCTAAAATGTCATATACCCCAATGTCCGAATGGACTGAAAAATTTGAGGAATATGGCGACTATTAAAAACAAACCTATGAAATTAGTAAAAATTCAGGCGGAATTAAAAGCGCCTAAAAACCAAATGAATGCTTTTGGGAAATATAAATACCGAAGCGCAGAGGATATTATTGAAGCAGTAAAGCCAATACTATTTAAAAATAATTGCGCTTTGCTTATTAGTGATGAAATCGTACAAGTAGCTGACCGAGTATATGTAAAGGCAACTGCTATGTTAATTGATGAATCTAACGAGGAGTTACCCATAAAAGTTTACGGATGGGCGCGCGAAGAAGAAGTAAAAAAAGGAATGGACGCAGCACAAATAACAGGCTCTGCAAGTTCCTACGCCCGCAAGTATGCCCTTAATGGATTGTTTGCAATAGATGACACTAAGGACGCTGATTCAACCAATGAGCATAAGGACGAAGTTGGCGAGGAAAAGCGAATGAAATTAATTGCCCTTCTGGAAAATACTATCTGGGATGAAAACCTGAAAAGCAAACAGGCTATAAAGATTAGCGCTTACACTACGAATGAGCAATACGAC